GTACTCAGTGAGATCAGCGAGCATTTGAGTGTATTCTTTCTTCAATTCTTCTGGAAGATCCATTAGTTCATCCCCTCTGTGTCGAGTCCAGCGTTCTTGAGCAGCTTTTCAGTGTCGCAGCCGAGTTCTTCGAGCTTCTTCTTGAAGATCTGGTATGCGACTTCGATCTTGGCAGCCTTAGTTTCCGCCTTGATCGTCTTGAAGTTGTCTTCGCGGATTCTGATGGTGTTAGCGACGTTTGAGACGGAATCGCCGTGTTCCCAGCCAATTGCGATATATCCGCAGTGACGGAAAGCTGCCTTTCCGGCCTGTTCAGGCGTGAGATTGTATTCTGATGCGAGTGTGCATTTGACGGATTCTTCGTATTGAGTAAGTGTCATGTTCTGTTCTCCCTTGTTACTTGTCCCAACCTTCGCCGTAGATTTCCTTCATGAATTCGTCGATCTGACCCATGATTTCTTCGAAAGACGGAGTGCCTTCGAAGTTCTTGTACTTGATCGGACTGTCGATCTTGAGATAGACGCCCTGGCCCGGCCTGACGTGAACTCCGATGTAGCAGACTTCTGCAGGAAAAACTTCCTTCTTGAGCCAGAACCCAGTAGCCTCAGTGTCCACGTCGATGTGAGCCTTGAATCCGCAGTCGGAGAGAAGCTTTTCACGAACGGAGAGGATTGTGTTGGTGTTGTTGACGAGATCGAGGAGGAGGTTCTTCATATCGGCTGGTCCTTGAAGAAGGTTGATTGTTGATTACGAGTAAAATATAGGATTTTCTTGAGAATTCGTAAATGGTAAAAAGTCACTTTTTTCACAAAAAAGCGCTGTGAAGAGGTGACTTCACAGCGTGAGGATTTAGTATGGAAGTGACTTATGCTTCCACGTTCAAGAGATCGACGTCAGGCTGAATCCAACAGATGTCCTCAGTCTTCTCACGAACCATGTTGTCTAGGACCATGATTCTGCCGTCCACTGGAGCGATGACAGTCTCTGCAGGTGTCGCAACATTCGGATCATTCTTCTTGAAGAATCCGTATGGAAGACGATGGATCTTCGCGATTGGATCGCCAGTCTTGACGGATGCGCCAAGCTCGACTAGCATCTCGACGACGCCCTTCTCATGCGCCTGCACCTTCCAGTAGAGCTGGCTGGGATCCAGATATGCTCTGTTGGCGACTGGTAGATCCATGCAGTTGTCTGACTTTCTGCACGCTTCAACGAGTTTGTCGATGAATGATGCTTGATGAGAGGTGAGGACGTTCGAGTACTGAGATGAGTTCATTTCCGGCAGCTCGACTGTGAATGCTGGGATCTTCACGACTTCGTTAGCATACTGCTTGATGGTCGGCGTGTTGGACTCCCATGCGACGAAAGGAATGCCGTTCTTGTTGCAGAACTCGACATAGTTTCTCGCATACTTGCTGTTGGTGAGAACCACGCATGGACTGATAGCCGGAGAGTTGTGAACGTCGATTACGAGCTCATAGTTCTTCAGCTTCTCCTTGATTGCTTCAGCAGCGCTAGAAGCGCTTCCCCAGCCATTTATGATATTGACTGGTTCCCACATGCGGTTTGGATCGAACACCTTCTCCTGTGGCGTCTCACGCATATTGCGCTGGTCGTTGAATAGTCCGTAGTGATTGATGATGGCGAAGTCCACATCGAGATCTAGGTCGTCGCGTGCTGCGATCATTTCGCGATACTTCATGACAGCGAGCAAAGCGGACTGCTCATTGCCGTGCATACCTGCAGTGATTAAGATTTTCATTAGTTTCTCCTGTTTTGATACAGTTCTGAGTAAAATATAGAAAAGAGAAGCCGTTGCCAGCTTCTCTTGATTTATATCTGATGAAGATTGTTAAAGCCTGATTACTTGTCCCAGCCAGTGCCGTAGAGTTCAGTCATGAACTGATCGATCTTGTCCATTACTTCCTTGAAAGAAGGTGTGCCTTCTAGGACTTCGTAGCGTTCGAGAGTGTTGATGTTGACGGAGATGCCACGACCAGTTTTGAGGTAGAGGCCGATAGCAGCGCGTTTGTCGCCGATTGTCTTCTTGACCCAGAAGCCCTCCTTTTCAGTATCAACGTCGCGGTAGGCTTCGAATTCGCAGTCGCCGAGGAGCTTGTCGCGGACTTCGAGGAGAGTGTTAGCGTTTTTGGCGAGATCGAGGAGGTTGTTCTTCATAGCTTGATGTCCTTTTCTTTTACAAGTAAAATATAGGATTTTCTTGAGGATTTGTAAATGGTAAAACTCAAGAAAATCCAGATTTTTCTTACTTGGCTTACTTGGACATCATTTCTTCTTCAGTCTTGAGGTTAGCGCCGATCTCGACTGCATCCTCGAACATGCGGTCGATAGCTTCGTTCAGACGCTTCTTGTTGCCGAAGAGCTTTGGAGAGTCTGTTCCCTCGTTGACTGTCGTCTGTGTCTTCTCAGCCCACGGCAGATCAGCGTATGCGATTGACTCGTTCTTGCCCCAAGTTCTACGGTATGCGTTGTCCCACTGGTCAGTGAACTTCTCTACTTCGAGAGTTAGAGTTTCGAGATGCTTTTTCAATTCGCTCACTATGTCATTGTAGACCTTTACACCTTCAAGCTGTCCTTCCTTCGTGGAATAATTTATGTTCGTTTTCCTTGAAATGAAGATTACCGTCAGATCACCAAAGATGTCGCCGTATTCTTTATCAACCTTTGGATATTTGTCGAAATGGGTGTTGATGTAGAAGTCTTTATGGTAGAGCTTATCATTGACTGCTTCGATTTTCTTTGTCAGTGCAGTTTTGAATCTGCCAAGGATAGTCAGGTCGTTTACAAAACCGTCCTCTGCTACTTCACCATAGCCTAGATTTTTCACTAGGACTCGCTTTTCAGCGCCATCATCTTCCACAATATCATCGTAGTTATACTCAGCAAGTGCTTTTTCTACGATCTCCTTTCTCATATCGAAGTCGGCATTATCCACTGCATACACAGCAGTTACTGCTTTCTTTCGAATCATATCAGGTGCCTTAGTAGTCGCCTTCTGTACGAATCTGCTATCCGTTCTTGCGTCCATTGGTGTTCTCTCGTCCAGTCTCTTCATTGCACGCTCGACGAGAAGCTTATGTCTGTAGTTGCCCATAAAAACTCCTGTTTTTATTTATTTATAGATTTCAGTCACCAGCAGACTGTGGCTTCACTTCTGGATGCTGAGCTTCCCATGCTCTGAGAATCGGAACTAGAGGAGGAATCTTCTTCTGCTCGCGTATCTTGTCAACTCTATCAGCGAAACGGATCCAGTTCTTCCATTTGCACTTCGGACTGATAGCACGGGCATAAGCGCCGATGCACGCTCTACCGAAAGAGTACTCGACGAGCTGTTCAGGCGTCCAGCCGTTCTTCAAGAACCAGAAGAGCGAGTGAATGACCTTCGGACGAATGTAACCAATTTTGAACGTTACCGGTCTGCCAGTAGCGTCCATCTCATACAGAAGTCTGTCGATCAGCACCAGATCGAACTGAAGATTCCAAGGGATGACAGAAGCACGCATGTTGACGGTAACGTGATCCTTGTCCATCTCTATCGTCTTGAGACATCCACCTCTCATGTGATCGAACTCATGCTTCACATCCTTGAAAGTGAAGACGGAATGTCCAGTGTCTCTCAGCTCCTGAAAAGCTCTGATGACCTCATTCTCTGGAACATAGAGGCGTCTGAGCTGATTCATCTTCTTCGGATGCTCGGCTGCCATCTTCTTCACCATTGGGCAATCGGTAGTTTCGCAGTGGATAGTTATGTCATCTTCTGATGATGTGTTGCACTTGAATGTCTCGAGGCAGTACTGGTTCATGCCTGTCAGGCACTCGTCAAAGTCTTTGAAGTTGAATTCTTTTGCCATTAGGTTTCTCTCGGTCTCTGTAACATAGTTCTTGTTCTGTTCTTCCAGAACTCCTGAATGTGTTTCGGGAAGGACTTAGCGTCTCCCTGATTTCTCATGATGAGAAGCTCCGTTCTGAGTGAGACAGCAGCAGCGTAAGCGTCGACAACGTCCGATGTTCCTGGCGCTCCCTTCTTTCCGTTCACGACTGGAGGCATAGCGCTAAGATCGGGCTTCACCCAGTCGAGCTTGTCGTATGCACGCCACATAGACAGCTTGTCGCAGTCACCGTGTCCCGTGAAGATCTTCTTTATGGTCATCGGAGAATAGAGATAGATCGGCTTTCCCATGCGCCAGATGCTCTGTCTGATCCAGCCCTCAAACTCAGCCAAGTCGAACACGAGGCCGACTGCTCCAGTCTTTCCGAATGCGTAGTCTTCTGCTGATACGAGGTCAGCATCTTCTACGAACTTCAGGATCCTGTCCTGCATAAACATGTACTTGTCGTATTTGTCAGCGAACTGATCCTTGTCATACCAGACGGCATTGTCGCTAGCATACTTCTTCGTAGTCGTGAACGTCAGCCAGTCCGTCTTCACTATGTTCAAGTTCTGGTCTAGCTCCATCATCACGGCGCCCGTGTGGGTCACCGACATATCTAGTCCCGCTATCTTCATCAGTTAGTTCCTTCATCCTTTCTAGGACGCTTCGTATCCTGTCTAAAATAGAAAAATCTTCGCCGTTCGTGATTTGCCACAGCCAGTGGATAGCCTTGTGCGACATCTCAGAGAGCAGCATGTAGTCATCAGTGTTGCTGAACTCGCCGTAGCTCTCAGCGGTGAGATTCATGTGATGACATGTCAATTTATCATCTTTCGTCAATTGACGGAGAGTCAGCTCATCGATCTTGCCTCGCTCGGCGATGAGCTTCACTTTCAGTTCGTGCCACTGACGACTGTGTCTCAGCTTAGATTTCTTCTTCTGAGTTACTTTCTTTGGCTTCCTCTCATCAGAACGTCCATACTCCGTCATCTTCGTCCGGAAATACTGTTTGGGGCACTTCCTCTTCAACTTGTCTCTTTTCAAGGTCTACCTTCAGGTTGTCTAAGTCGATCTCAGGTTGGATAGTTGCGTAGCACGCCCAGTATAGGGCTGATACTAGGTCATCATGCGAGTTAGAAGACGCCTTGAAGACGTTCGGACTAACTTCTGTGAAACTTGATAGCTCCTTCAGTGTAGCTGAGTCATGGAGCACGAGAACGTCAGTGTTGATCAGCTTCTGGAGCAGAAGGCACGCTTCTAGCTTGTTCGACTTGTTAGCGCATGTACCGATGCCGTGCGGATCCGTGTTGATGACGTTCTGGCAGTCGAGCGTGTACCACAGCTCCTCTGCTAGCTTTCCGCCAGGGCCGTTGTTCTCGATGATTATCTGCGCATTGTTGTACCACTCGCTCAGATCTTTCACGATCTGGCAGAATCGAGTGTACGTGATCTTGTCATCGTGGAATGTGCATACCTGTTCGAACTTGTTTCTCGAGGTGAGCTTCAGAACCTGAACAGCAGAGAAGTCAAGACCAGAACCTGTAGCCGTGTCGACGCCCATCACGTAGAGAGCGCCCTTGACTGGCTCCTCCCAGATAGAGACCATGTAGCCATACTTGTACTCTATCGGCTCTGTAGGGAATAGTCTAGCGAGCTTGTCCAAGTCGATGAGGGTCGTTGAAGATCCCATGAACTCACAGTTGTGATGAAGCTGAACTGCTTTTCCATCTTCGTCGACTGTGCTGTAGATGTGCCCTCGGACTGAGTAAGGACCGTAGAATGTGTCTTCTACATCCTCGATGGCAACGACTTGTGATCCAGCGATCTTGTCGCCAACCTTCACAGACTCTACATAGACTTCGTAGTTTCCGTCCATGAATCTGTGATTGTCAGAGTAGGACAGCTCACGACCGTCTTTCAGTTTGAACTTATAGCCGTGTGACTTCTTCTTGATCAGACCCCAGAACGGCTCAAACTTGCCGTCTGAGTTCATTATCTCTATTCCAGAGTTGTTCTTTTCGATACTGATTGATGTTTCTGCCATAGCTTACTTTGAATTTATCTCTTCCAGATTTGGCTCCGCGTCTGTCGGATGAATAGCGTCTGTAGCCACCCTTGCACGAATAGTCAAATTGCTTCCAGTTGTGAAGATCCAGTCGATCGTGTGAACGACTGCCTTTCCGTTGTCTACCGTAGATGTTCCGTTCGAGTTCAATCCCTGCGCTGAGCTGTAGTCGATGTCCAGAATGTCTCCAACACGAAGATCCTGCTCGCCAAAGCACGGAAGCTGGTTTCCACAGTTGATCATCACAGTGTAGCGGTTCGTGAAGAACTCGCTTCTCATTATTCTGTTTCTGACTGGCGCTATGTCCCATGCTGGATGAAGATCCCAGAATGTGTAGCCAGCGAAAGTGCGCTGTGAAGTGCCAGTGCTCTTAGTCTCGTCAGTAGCGATAGTTCCGTGTCCTATCTGATTGTACTTCACATCTCTGGTGAGATGATAGAAGCCATCGAAGGTCACGTCATCGATTCCCATCAGGAGAGACTGCAGCATCGGATCGTAGACTCCAACCTCTTCTGATGCGCCGAACATGTCAGCAGCCCAGCCGTTGTTGTTTCTCTGCGCCGTCGTCATGAGAAGGTATGACTTGTTAGCGTATTTGCTCTTCAGCTCGTCGACCGTCATAGCAGACAGATCTTCCTGATAGACATCAGAGAATATGAGATGCTTCACGCGCTCTTGCAGGTTGTCGTTGTACTCAGTCTCGAAGAAGTATGGACGACCGTTCTCCATGTTCTCTTTCATTCCAGAGAAGCGTCCCTTTCCATCCTTTCCGACCCAGAACATTCCGAAGTCCTTTTCGTTTATCCAGCTGTGTGCGATGACATACTTCAGGTAGTCGTATGCTTTCATACCAGGGTTGAACCAGTACTGCTCATCGTCGGTGTCTACATCAGTGCTGACTCCCTCGATTCCAGTCTGTGCAGCTATCTCGCTCATGACTTCAGTCGATCTCTGCGTTCCAGTCTGAGACTGAATCTTCGGGTAGTGCGTGAACAGTTGAAGAGCGTCGTAGATGAATGTGATGAGATACTCTACCTGTCCCTTGCCGTTAGCCTTGGCCTTGCATCCGACAATCTTGTATCTGCCCTTAGATATGTTGCACTTGGTTACTTTCGAGTCTGCTGGAGCGTATTCGAATCCTATCCACAGAATTCTGCCAGAGTAGAAGCGGTTCTCTTCCTTTGACTCCCCGTTGTCGAAAAATAGGAACTGACCAACCGGAAGCTTGAGAAACATAGACTCTTTGAGCTCGAACTTTCCCACGTTCGTCAACTCTATCGGAAGCGCTTTAGTTGATCCATACTCGTCAAGCCACAGCTTCAACTTCAGTCTGGAGTTGAGCGATAGATTTGCCTCTTTGGCCTTGCTTATGAGTTGAGCAGTTGAGTCTGCCATCTTTTACCTCAGCGTCACCTTGATTCCGTATTCACCCTCACGCCACGGCTTTATCGTGAGCTTCTGAATGATCTCGTATGCCTCTATCATGTCTGACGGTCTCTTCACCATCGTGAATCTGTCGTCGTTGATGATCAGGAGATAGTCGCTCTTTTCTCTGTGCATGTAGAGAAGCAAGTGCATAGCAGCTACAGTTCTGATGAGCTGTCCCTCTTTGAAGTACACATCCGCTGCCTGTCTAGCGACTGCTTCATTCTCTTGGAAGACGTTCTGAAGCATCGTTAGCGTCTGGACTGCCTTGTTTCTGTCCAGTCCGATCTTCTCTTTGATCTTCATCGCATTGTCTTCGTCCAGCTGCCATCTGTGAATTCCGTCAAGCTCTAGCCTCTTCGCTACGCTTCTCATCAGCGTCTCAGACATCTGCTTGAACATCCTGTTCTGACCGTTGCCAAGAACGGCAGAGATTCCTTTCACTTCTATCTTCTGCTTCGTATCCACATCGATCAAGTCGCCAGAGTCAGAAGCGAATCCGATGTTGTTGAATGATGCTGCAAACAAGAACTCGCCCTTGCCTATCGCAGGACGCTCTGTGGTGACGCCGAGACACATGGAGAGGTATTCCGGTCTGAGATCTCCGTTGAGCTTCGTAGCTGAGAGTATCTTGCTTATTTGAGACGAGAAGTTTCCGAGCTTCAGGTAATTCTCGAATAGATCCTTCTTGAACTCCTCTGGATCCACCAGGAGCGTCTTCATAAGGATGTCGCCATGATCTTTCTTCAATTCTTTGTGCTTGCCGAGCTTCTCTGCCGTCCAGTACTCATCCAAAATCTTGCTCAGATCAGGTTTCTGAACAAGGTTTGATATTCTCTGTGCAGTATTTTGATCCACCTGCACGTTCTTTCCATTCAAAGTCAAGTTTGGCATAATTCACTCTTTCTATACCTGATATTTATAGATGCAAAAAGACCCTCCATGTTGTAGGAGGGTCTTGAAGATTTTATTTGTTCGGTCCCTTTGCTGGGAAGTACTGATACTGACAGAGATTGTCGTCGACCAAGTTTGCGAGACATGTGTCATCGGTGTTGGTGCCGTAGTCAGACCAGTTGAGCGTTCCGCCCCATTCATCGTCGTGGAAGTTCTTGTAGTACTTGACCACGTAGCCATCACCCTTCTGTGCCCAGTACATTCTCTTCAGAAGCTGATATAGCTTGAAGAGGTTGATTCTTCCGAATCCCTTGTAAGAAGGATGTGCTGTTGAGTGATGACCGAACTGCTGGTCGGATCTTACTCCCTTCATGAATCCGAGATTGATTGCGCCTGAACCGTAGTCGATTGTTCTACCCTTGACATCGTTGAGTGTAAGGACGCTCTCCTTGTTCCAGTTCAGTTGTCCGTTTCTCTGGACCGGATTCGGATATACGACAGAGAACTCAGCCATGTTGTAGCGGAAGTCGCCGTTGTAATAAGCAGTAGAATAAGGTCTGTAACCACCTATGATGAACTGCTTTACCTGTTTCGGCTGATAGTAGTCTTGGTTGTTGATGCCGAAGATGAAGGTAGGAGTAGTAGCCGCTGAGCTGTCAGTTAGCAGAGCTCTCGTCTGACGAACATCATTTCTGAGACCCTTACCGAACAAGAACACGTTGTGCTCATCGAAACTGTACTTGATCTGTCCAACCTTGTTTCCCTCCCAAGGCTTGTAGCGATAGAGGGTGCTGATCTGGTTGTTCTCACCGAAGATCATAGAGCTGTAGATACGCTCTCTGCTAGTGCCGTTGTAGTCGATGTAGCCCTCTAGCTTGTTGAGTGTATGCTCGCCGTCGCCAGTACCGAAGATGAAGCAGTCTTTTGCGTAGTTCACATACATCGGACCACCGAATGCTCTCAGCGCTCTCGTGTTCTCGATGTGAGACCAGTTGTAAGCTGGATTCTTCTTGTTCTTTCCGTTGTTGGTGAAGTAGTAACCCTTTACTCCGAGAATGATGTTGTCGTCTGCTACTTTCAGCGAGACGTTGTGAGAACCGAGAACTGTGTTTCTACCGAAGTCCTCAGTGTTCATGTTGTCAAGGCCTGGAGCACGGTTGTCGATTGAGATTCTCGTAGAGTTTATGACTGTGTTGAGCGGATTGCTCTTGCCTCTCACAGCATGATACTTACTATCCTTTGTGCTAGAAGTTCCCTTGACACGATCTCGAATTGTGACATCTTCTGAGTTTGCGATGAATGCAGTGAACTTGTTGAGGGAGTGTCTCTTTGCGATCTCATCTTCAGACGGAGCTATTGTGAAGACAGTACATCTG